TTCGTGCGCATCGTTTCAATCGCCGCGAAACAACTCAGGACCGTCGTCCAAGTAGCGAGTTCTCCGCCAAACGCGTCCTGGGTGGTGCTTTGCGACTGGATCTGGATCGCGTTCCGGAGCGCGCCCGATGGGATGATGAGCGGGTCTTTTACTCGCTGCCAGGGATAAGGCCACGGCATTAGGCTGCCAGTTCTTCTTTGATGGCGTGATGCCGGTGAGCCTCGCAGAAATAGACCGCGCGCACGGCCTCAAAACATCTCTCTCCGGGGCAGGCATGCTCGGGACGGCGCCAATTCGGAACCTCTACGGTTTCCCAAGCCATCTCCACGGCCTGATTTTGGCATCCGGTTCCATCGCAGTAATGTTCCGCGACCAGATCCTGATGCGATTTTATTAATTGTTCATCGGTCATCCTCGTAGACGATTTCTCGAGCACTACCCACCTCCATATTCAGCTGATCAGGTTCCGGTATGGCCAGATTGAGTCGGCGATGTATTTCGGGATCTCTCCGCCGACCGATGCTTGCTCGTAATAGAACTGGCCCAGCAGTAGAATCGCCTTGATGATGTCGGGCGGAACGGGCTCACCTATCCATGCCTGCGTGCTTGTCACCGCAGTGGTCGCGGCAATCGAAAGCGTCGCCTGACCGTTCACGTCCACTGATGCGACATTGGCCACGAGCGGGCACCCGATTGACCCGGTTGGCGCCCCATCTGGCGTCGGTCCCGCGCCGTTAACAGTCACCAGCGTGCCAGTGTCGCCGGTCATGAGCGGAGCGTCGTCAGCATTGAACACGGGCCCCACGAGAATCGCGGAATTTGCTGCCATCGAGACCGTAGCCGGGCCGCCGTACCCGCAGCGAAATTGAATCATTACGTTCGACGGGACCGCCAACGTGGGCGGCCACGGCTTAGCCCAGGGCGGAAACAGTCGCGCCGGTTGGGTCTCGCTCCCGCGCTCAAGCTGATACCCATACGCCGCGGGAAAGTTCTGCCCGTAGGTCGTGTCCAGAAACAGCTGGTCGACATTAGCGTTCGTGTCGACGTACTTGAAAAAGTCAATCGATTGGAACGGCGGCTTCGGTAATTCAATCGCGTGATGCGTGAAGCCGTCGCGACGTAACAGCCAGTGTTGCGTGATGAGCACGCGCCGAAGAAAGCTTTCGATATTCGCCCGCGCGCCGACCAGGGATGTACTCAACTGCGCTTGTAACGTCGCGGCCAGCGTTGCATCCGCGACCGTGCCGAATCCCATTTGCTGCAGGAGTTGGGCCTGAGTTACGGGCTCGGCTACCGGCGGCGTAATGAGGGCAATGCTCACTTACTTCTTTTTTCCCTTCGCTGCGAGCGTCACCGGTTTCTTTTCGACTGCGTCAAACGCGACGTAAGGCTTGTCGCTCGGTTCATCCACCCGGGCTACCACGATAGGCGCCTCCGGTTCGATCTCAGCAGAAGAGGTGCCCCTATATCCGCCCGGGAGCGGAGGCGCTGCGGGCGTGGGGCGCTGGAAGGCTCTTGCTCGCCCGAGATTGATCAGATCTAGCGCCACGCCGGGTTCCATGTCGCGCATCTGGCCGGCGTAGCGACCATCGAGAATTTCTACATACATAAGCTGGGCCATCCATTCTCACATCGGATTGGAGGGTGAAGCGGAGGGTAATCTCCTTCGCGCAAATCATCGAAGGACTCGCTTCTTAGGACCAATGTCAGCGTCCTAGTGTTCACGTTGAGATCTGCCCCCACGATTTCGGTGTCCGCCGGTAACCCGTTCTCAACGATTTCGAGCTTGAATGACGGCCCTGGCTGAAAAAACGACACGAGCATTTCGCTTGATACGTCGAAGCGTCTGAGTCTCATGAGAGCTCCAAAAGAAAACGGGAGCGGTGGCAATTCCGCTCCCGTGGTTGGCCAGCGATGCAGGGTTATTGCTGGACGGTTGCGGACAGATCAGCCGTATAGCGACCGCCAGACAGGATGCCGAGCGCATCCAGGAGCTGAGGGGTTGTGCCCAGGCTCCCGACTGCGATGTCCAACTCGACATAGGTTCCATTGGCGGCGACCAGGAGATCATCGGAGTCAATCTCGATCCCAATGATTTCGTCGGCTACGTCGGTCGGCGTGTATCCGGCGGAGGTGGCCTGGACCCACTCGCTAAACACATCAAATGGTGCCGATGCGGAATTCTGCAGGGCATATTTGAACGGAATAGCGACGCCTGAACCACCCGTTTCCGCTAAATACACGTTGAGGGTGATGGCGCCTGTTGGGCCGCCTGCCGCGCCGAAGCGAAGCAAGAGGGAAGCATGCGCGTACTTGGCCATGCTGAAGCGGACGCCGGTTTGTGCGGCGCCCGCGCTTACTGGAGGAAGAAGATTGACGACGTGTCCATCCTGCGTCGCCCAAAAGCCTTTTGCGCTCATTGAGAAAATCCTTTCGGTCTGAAAGCGTTGGTTGATAATTACCCGGTAATTACAGGGTTCTTATCGGGTCTGCAGAACGACCTGCGGGGATAGGGTCGGTGGCGCGGTGCCCCCAGCCGGGTAGTACGGCGTGAGCGGCGTCTTCCACCACGGCTGCCCATCTGCGCGCAGCATGAACCTGAAGGCCATTTCGCCGGTCAGGAAGGCCACGTGCATCGAACTATCCGCACGCATCTCTTGACGCATCGCCATCAGGTAGCCACTCGGCGACCAAAGGACGATGTCGCCCTGAATTCCGACCGCCGCCGCTTGCTCGATCGGGATTACCGGGCGGCCAAACATCAGGCCGCGGCCGGTTTGATTTCCAGCCAGGCCGGGAGCCGTATAGATCAGCACCTGAGCAAGCGAAGGAGCACCAACGGTCAACGGGATCAATCCAGGTTCAACCGACTGATTGATTAGCCAGACGGCATCGCTTCGATATGCTGCCGGCAGACGCGACCACATGTTCAGGATGTCAGTGGAGGAAGGCGGCGTTCCCGAGGTTCCTTCACCAGAGGCGTAGGACTGAACGAGGGTACTTGGCGCGTTGAGAATGCCCAGCGGTTGGCCGGCGCCGCTTCCCTGGAAGATGGCATTGTCCAGTAAGAACCCGAATTCTTGAGGGACAACCTCATCGATATAGCTTTCCAGCATGGCCGTATCGGCGAGCAATTCCTCGGTCGCATATACGAGCGCGATCAGCTTGTGTGCCACCAATTCGCGCTTGTCGAACTTCGGCTTGGACGAAGTGTACGTATTTGCTTCAGCCAGCCAGTAACCTAGAATGCCGCCCCACCGTTTGCCGTCCTGGCGACTGGTTTCGTCGACGGCCGGAATTATTAGCCGTTCTGAATTCATCTTCTTTTTGCTGACCAGGGACGTGAGGATGCCCGTGTCATAGACACGCTGCAAGAGGACCTTCTCGTAATCCGGATCGACCAGGAATCCGCCGTCCGAAGGCACGCTTTCAGACGATCCCAGGGCGGCCATGATGCGCGGGTCGGCCAATTGCGTCATGCCGCGTTGATTCGCGATAGTTGTTTTTGCCAGCGCGATCATCTGCTCGCCGAAGCTGCGCCAAGGCTTTTTCTCGGCGAGGTTTTGGCCAACTACGATGGTGCTGGAGGCTGGCGTGTTCCGCTGCTGTTCCTGAAGCAACTCGGCCCGCTCGATATCGCCGTTTATGGTTTTCACGGACGCCATAATGCCGTCATATTCGGTCCGTTCTTCCGGGGTCAGGTCGCGGTTCGCGGTCGTGGCTGCCGAGAAAATGGCCTCGGCTTTGGCCAGCGCGTCCGCCTTCTTTTGGCGAAGTGCTTTCAACATGGGATTCGTCTCCGTGATTGGGTTTGGTACAGGCGAAAGCTCCCGTGCTTCGGCATAGGCCGGACCCGGTTGCAGGTTGCGAAGGCATTGGCCTTCGAGGTTGTAAATTGCGCGGAATTTTATTAGCTGCGGGAGGTAATCTTATTCCCGCCCTTTTGACAAAATCGGGTGCTATATTTTGGCGATGAGCGGTCTCATCTGTCGCATATTCGGCCACAAGTTGGCTTGTGGAATGAGGTGGGCTAACTGCACCCGCTGCAATATTTTTTACGACCTACGGCGGGGATATCCGCCGATTCGACGCCCATTTCCAGCGATGCCGCCCCCGCCATCTCGTACCCAGAAACTCTAGGCACCCGCCACCGCGATCTCATGACGCATGCGGTCGAAGTTTCGAGCGCGCACCGCAGCGAGGTCCTCTTCCGCCTTGGCTTTCTTCGCCTTAGCTTTGGACATGGCCGAATCGCACGCGCAGCCTTCACACTCGCATGCATCGCAATCGCAACCATCGCAATCGCCGCCAGCGCAGGGAACGCAATCGCAGCCGCA